CTGCGAAACCCCGAGCGTGTGCCGGTAGTAGATGCGATTAGGATTTGCAAGCTGCTCAATATTCCGCTGGCGGAAATCGAGGAATATTTTACAAACACAAAGGAGAATCAAAAATGATTGGAGTTATGGCATTTATGGTATTTGCAATGATGATTGTAGGATTGCTTTTAATGGCAATCGCCGGATGTGTGATTGAGCTTATCTGCTCCCGGGAGGAAGCTCAGGAAATCAAAGAGGAGATGCGGCACAAGGAGCGAAATGAGAGGAGGGCGGGATGAAAAGCGGACCCGAAAAGGTATGCCGAGAAACCTGCGCGCACTGCCAGTGGCAGGGGATGCCGGAGGAGTGTGCGGATTGTCCTACCAAGATTGCGTATGACTACATAGGCGAGCGCAACGCCCGCATCTATTACACCGAGGTGCGGCATCTACATGAAAATTTCAGGTCCTCTTACCTGCGCCGGATGTGTATGGACATCAAGGGCGGGAGAGCCAGAGGCAAGGTATAAAAAAGCCGCCGGCAGTGTAGCAGACTGCGAGCGGCAAAAGAAAATATAAACGGTACTTGTATGATAACAGAAAGAGATGAAAAAATCAATGGTTGAAAATGGGATGATCGTGGGGGAAGAATATCACGATCCACAGTGTAGAGAAATAGATAAAGGCTACTGTGTACAATGTAAGCAGCTTGTTCCGGTACATGAACTGATTGAGTTTGCAAACGGTGAGAGGATATGCAGGGATTGTGAAACAGAATATCTGGAACTGCAAGGTGCAGATTTTATAGGGGAATATGTCCGGCAAAATGAGTGGGATTTTTATGCGAACTGGATGTTTGCAAATGCCGATCGTGAAGAGCAGCTTCGAATTATTAAAGCTGGATACGCAGCAGAAATGATAAATTCCATACAGCATGATGATATGGAAAATCAAAAAGTGGAGTTTTGCAAAGAGGATGATTGTTTCTTGCAGTTTGTAAAGGAGAAGTTGCTGTGAAAATAGATACATATATCAAGGCAAGCCTTGGAAGTCTAAATTTTTATTTTCCGATTCACGGACCAAAAAACACACTGGTTTGTCGCAACTGCCAGATGTGCCAGACAGACCCTGCTGATAAATTAAGAGAACGGTGTGAGCTGACAAAGCAGATTTTACCTTTTTCAGATGTATGTATCGATGGACGATGCCCATTGGTTTTTGAGACAGGGGAGGAATCACTATGAGCGATAACATGACTTTATACAACGCTGTGCGGACGCCTCCGCCGGAGGCGCTCAGAGAAATCAAAGCCGGACGGCTTGCCGGGAAGAGCGACATCAACCCGATGTGGCGAATCAAGACCCTGACCGAGCAGTTTGGACCTTGCGGCGTTGGCTGGAAATACACCATCGAAAAACTTTGGACAGAGCAGGGTGCAAACGGGGAAATCGCTGCCTTTGCACTCATCAATCTGTATCACAGGATCGGGGAGGGATGGAGCGAGCCAATCCCCGGAATCGGCGGCAACAGTTTTGTGGCAAAAGAAAAAAGCGGAATGTATACCAGCGACGAGTGCTACAAGATGGCGCTCACAGACGCCCTGAGCGTGGCGTGCAAGGCTTTAGGCGTTGCGGCTGATGTTTACTGGCAGGCAGACAAAACCAAGTACACAAGGGACACAGAGCCGTCTAGAGAGAAGGCGGACGAAAAACTGATTGCAGAGTTTTACAAGGCAGGTGCTGACAAGGGAAGGGACAAGCCAATCATGGCACAGTGGGCGCGCCAGAGCATGGGCGACACGCCGGAGAACCTCACAAAGGCACAGATAAAGCGCCTGATCGAAGCAATCAAGGGGTGGTAAGCAGTGCTGATGAAAGGATATATCAGCGGCTATGATGGGAGGACATTGAGCATAACAGTGCCTTTTTCGGACGCTGGGCTGTTACAGAAGCAGGAGATTACCGAGTGTGAGGTGCGGCTGACAGATGGTCGCACTATCACCCCGGCGCAGAGGAGAAAAATCTTTGCAATGGTACGGGACATCGCAGATTGGGCAACCTGGGCGAAGGACAGGCGGCAGTACCGGGAAGTGCTGCGACAGCTCCAGCTTTTGTACCTCATCGACACCACCGACACC